TCTGATGCTTCGCCACGTTGGGATGGGTGGCCAGGCAGTCTATGTCCATGCAACTGTGTCTTCACACCGTATTTTTTGCCGATGGCGTTCAGGATGTTGGGCACCTTCTTGTCGTAGAAGCCCTTCATGCCTTCGCCGCCAACCTCAAGGTCAACGCCTTCCAACTTGCGGATATGTGTACCTGCATTTCCAGCCTTGCCTTTCTCACGCTTTTGTTGCATGAGCTTTTCAGCGGTTTCTTTACCAATGAGTTCATGTAACTCTTCTGGTGTGTTGATCAATCGGTTAATGACTCGATCACCTTCTCTTGGGTAGCCATTAAAAATTGAATCTTTGAGGCTATTTGGATCGGGCGATACCAACTGAATTCTGTGCAACTTGTTGCCAAGGTTGTATCGCTTGGCTTGCTCAATTCCAGGTGTCACCATGATGCCGTGGTAGCCCTTCTCGGCTGCATGGTGCATCAAACGCTTGAGTGCCATTTCTTCCCAGTTCTTTTTGAATGGGGCGTCTGGCACGCCTGATCGTTTGATGTTGTCAATGGCGTTTGCGGTTGCAGTTTCTGGGGTCATGCCAGACGAAAACAATTCACCTTCTGGGTTCCACACGTTGTAAGAGTCATACCTGTCGCTCTTCTTGACCGTGTAACCTTCTGGCAGCGCGGTTACTTCTTTGTTGTAACCCTTATCGCGCCCTTTCTGGTGCCAGTCGGACTGCAACTCTTCAAGGTGCAACAACTTCTCACCGTTGGGTCCAGTGCGATCTTTGAGGCGCATACTGGCTAAGATGCCGGGTTCGCCACCAAAGTGCTGAGACACGCCGGAAAATTCATCTCCGCCTTTAGGAGCTTTGATCAGCATCTCGCGGTAGTTTTCACCGCCTGGCAAGGTGTAATTTTCTTCGTGATATGGAGCGCTTGTGCCTCTGTTGAGGTCTTCCATAGCCTCATTCATATGCTCATGGTAATTTTCTTCTGCCATGTCTTTGGCCACTTCTTCGGCAGTAGATCGACTCATGCCCTCTTCGTAAATGAGGTATTCCATCGCATTGTCGTAGGCAAGCTCTTTGGCCACAGCTTTGAGCATATTCTTGTCAACTTTTTCCCCCAACACCTTTTCTTGAATGGCTGGCGCTGGCTTGGCCGCCAAGTGGGTCAAGAACTCTTCATGCGTCATGCGTGGCGCATTCATCAAGCCTTCAAGGTTGCGTTCTTTTAGTTCGGTTGGCTTGACGCCGGGCAATGCCATCAGCTCTTTCAAGAACTCTGAGCCTGTGCCAACTTTGCGCTTGAGCGCTTTAGCTCCCAAGTCCAGTGCCGAGTAAAACGGCTTGCCTTTTCCGACGAGGTCTTTCATAGTGGGCGCTCTTCTATTTCAAGGTGATGGGCGTGGGTGACGCCACCTTCAGCGTAGCCACGCATGGCTTTGATGATGTCGTCGTGCGTTGTCTTGTTGTCGCCAACTTTGTCCCACACTGCGTGGTGTGCCAGGTGTTGGTAGTGCTTTGCCAGCTCTGGATCAATCTTCAGGTTCATGGCCTTCTGGCGTGCAATCAAGCGGTCCACAGCCTCGCGTGCACCCTTACCCTTTCCGCGGTTCATGATCGAGCCAATACCGACGTTTGCAGGCAGCGTGTGCAGGTTCAACTGGCGCGCATCTAGCGTAGGCAAATCACCGCGGCCAATCATGGACCCAACGAATCCAGACTTCGCACCTGCGATGCCCTTCATCTGCTCGGCCCAGTTGCGGTAGTCTTCGGTTGAACCGAGAATCGCTTCGTTGATGCTCTTGGCCATGCCAGGCATCTTCTCTGCCGCATAGATCATTTGGTCAGACAGTTGGTTCTGCTTGCCGAAGGGGGCGAACTTCTGCTGGATGTCTTTCAACACTCGCGGGTCGATCTCTCCGTGCTCTGCCATGTCCAGGTACTTTTGTCCCATGGGTGAGCCTAGCCACTCAGCGAACGCGCCTTCTGGACGGACCTCGCCGCCTGTGTTGGGCAGCTTCATGCCTGTCTTGGTTGCTGTGGAGTGGGGCAGGCCGCCACGTCCAATGCTGGACTGAGTGATGGTGAATGCCTTGAGCAAATCACGTGGAGACAACTCGCCGGCCTGTGCACGCTTGTGCTGTTCATTCATGAACTTGCCGTAGCCCTTCTGGATGTAGTCTGGCACTTCGGTGATGGGCATGTCCTTGCGGACGTCCTTCATCTTGCGCCACTTCCAGTCGCTGATCTTCGTGCTCTTAGGGTCACGGTAGTTGGCCATCTCTTCAGCGATCCATTCGTCTGGTGCTGAGTGAGAAACCGAGCCGCCTTTATCAAAGCCAAACTTCTCTTTGTTCATTGGCTTGAGGCGTGGCAGGTCGGCAGCGCCGGCTGCTTCATTGATCGCTTGCACCTCTGCGTCGTGCAGTATCTTGTTGACCTTCATGGCGCCACCGATCAACCAGTTGCCAGTCATGTTGGCATTGGTCTTGTAACGGTAGTGGCCACCCTTTGGCAGTTGGTCAGTGATGTGCGCGCGGTTGGCAATGAACTTGCCCTCTTCATTCATGCCGCGCTTGGTGGCTTCTGTCTGCCAATCAACGTCGTGTGGCATTTCGATCTCGGCCCAGATGTGACGGGGGTTGCGTAGGCGTGGAGCGTTCACCCATGATGGGTACGGATACATCTTGTTGACGATCTTCTTGCCTTCTTTGTCGTTACCGATGTCGGCCAGCATCTCTTGACGCAATGCCTGGATGCGCGCAACTTCTGCTTTTTGCTCTTCGTCTTTGTCACCGATGTGCGTAGCCAGCGGTAGATCGCCTGCGTGCCAGCCTGGTCGATACGCCAGCGGTCCAATCTTCGACTTCACTTTGCCGTTGGCCATGGCGCCCTCGATGGCGTCCACCCACTGATTCATTGGCACTGGCGTGTCGGCGTCGACAAACAACGGAAACAATTGACCAGGTCGCTTGGGATCGACGCGGAACATCTTGTATGCCTTGACCGTATTCTTTGGTCCCTTGACCTTTGGTGTGCCACCCTTGTTCATCAGCGCCAGACGCATGGCGTCTTGGCTCATCGTCCCGCCGTCGGCTTTCTTTGGCATCCAATTTGGATTGGGTTGAATGACTGGCGTGTACTGGCGATCAGTCTGCCGTGAATACTGGGCGTCCTGCTTGGCTTTTTCAGCAGCTTGCTGGCGAAGTATGTCAAGTTTTGCCGCAATGTCTGGTGGTGGTGTGGCCATGTCAACCTCAATGGGGGAAATTGCCGTCATTATGCCTTCGCACGCCCTATACGTCTACAGCAAGGTGTTGTAAGTTTCATGCAAGTTTGCTCGGTTCAACCGACTAAACGGCATATGGGTTGGTCAACTGGGAGCGCTTGTTGAAGTCCAAGGCGTCGATGACGTCCTCTGGATCGTAGTCGTCCCGCGGTGGTGCGTCGATACTGATCCATCCGCCATCACGTAGGTATCTCAAGCCTTGGCTGATGCAGTCCACGAATTCGTCGTGTAGCGTTCCCTCGGGGAATGAGCATATCTGGCTGACCATGCCCTCCGCCCAGTCACGCACGAATCCCTTCTTGACTCCAGACTCTGGCACCCACACACGGCCAGCTCTGATGATGTTGGCCACGATGGACAGCCGCTGTATCTTGTCAGCCCTGCCGGGGTTGTAGGCATGGACGGGCAGGTGGGCTTGGTGCAAGTCTTGAATCAGGCTGATGCCTGCGCTCTTGTCCTCCACCAGCAGCAAGTCCACGCGCTTCTTGTTCTTGCCTTCGCCGTACACCACCTCGTACTCGTCGATGACCTTTGGCCGCAACTGTGGGTATTGCAGGTGCTCTTGCCAGCAGTCGAGGATGATGACGCACATGCCGCCGTCCAGTGGCTTGAACACGCCCATGGTGATGCAGCCAGTCGGGTCGTTGTGCGTCTTGTCCGATGTGGCGCAGTCGTAGCTCTGGATGATGTACTCCAGCTTGGGGAAAGGCTTGCCGTCTGGCCAGAGCCTGAACCACTCACGCTTAACGATGCCGCCCTCTTCGGGGTCGATGATCTCGGCGTGAATCTCCTGCCGACCGAGCTTGGTGCCCTCGTACTGGAGAATCTGCTGTTGAAAGCTGGGCGCAAGGTTGGCGATGTTGACGTAGGTCGATGCCGACGTGACCGTGACGTCTTTGCCCTCCCTATCGAGCAACTCCATGATCAAAGGCTTGGGCTTGGGCGTGGTGGACGCAATGATCTTGGTCTTGGTGCCTAGCCGCACGGCGAACATGATCATGTCCCATGCGTCTTGCAGGTAGTCCCATGCGGCCAGCTCGTCAAGCCAGGCTCCGTGCCATTGGCCGCCGCGGAAGCGCTCAGGCTCGGACGCCGCAATGCCCTTAATAAACGAGCCGTTGATCAGCTTCAGCTCGTGCATAGTCTTGTTGTAGTCTGCGATCAGCTCTGACGGGATGACGTTGAGCAACCCAGAGTCACCCTCAAAGCACGTGCCACGGATGTCGCCGCTCGTTGGGGCTGACACCAGCCAGCGGGTGTTGGGTGTCTCCCATGCCCACGCTCCAAGCGTCTCAGCAGCTGCTCGAGTCTTACCCGCACCACGGCCAGCCAGCATCAACCAGATGTTCCACCATTCTCCCGATGGTTCAATCTGGTGCTTGAATGCCTGCTTGTACCAATGCATCTGCCAGACAACCGCAGCTTGTTGAGCCGCTGGCAGCTTGGTAAAGGTTTCGTTCAGGTATTCCTCATCGGCGAGGATTTCCTCTACTGCGCTCATGCCTCTGACTGTCGCTGCATCTTGATGGACTTGAGCAGCTCACCAAAGACGTTCACGTGCACATCCACCTCCACTGGGTTGGCTGGGTCACCAGCGTGCTCCACCCTTGCCAGCTTGGGCACGTGGTACTCAATCACGCTTTGGAACATGTCAAACGCTTTGCCGGGGTTTGGCGGGACGATGTACTCCTGCCCAACAACATTGCCCTTCTCGTCCAGCACATCTGTGCTCACGCCCTCTGCAACCTTGTCGAGCCATTCAGTGAGCCTGTGAGCGTTTCCTTCGACAAATGAGGCTATGGCCTTCCTCGCCTCCGCTGTCGCCTTGTTGGGCGTTCCAGCCTGTCTGCCGCCTGTCTTCTTGCCTTCAGCCATGATTCTCTCCTCTAAACTTTTCTACTTTAGATTCTTTGTGAGTGGCTGCTAACTTGATTTTGTCTTCGGTCATATTTCAGTCCTTTCGCACATTCGTTTCAGTGCATTGTGGGCTGGAGTTTAACCTGAAGTTGTGGTTCTTGGGAAGACGCTGTCGATGTCGGCTTGCATGGCCTCTATGCCTTGCGGCGTGCCTTGCATTCGATAGACGGGTTCTCCTCCCATGTTGTCGTCTGTTTTGTATAAGCGGATTGCGTATTGGTTGCCAAATACCAGTTCAATAAACCGTGGGGGTGTTTTATCTTGTGTCATTGCTTTCTCCATTTCAGTGCTCTTGCGCGGCCACGAACTCCGCGGCGTTTGGGCAACACGGCTGGCGTGTACCACTCCACCATTTGGCTCACCTCCTTGATGACTTGGCGCACCAGACCCGGCGTCTCGCCCATGGCTTTGGCTAAGTGGTCAGCGAACCGTTTTGCAAGCTCGGATGTCTCATCGTCATACATGATGATGTTCATGATCACTCCAAGCTCATGTTCATGACGCGCTGCTCCATCACCTTGTTGGCCATACGCAATGCCTTGTTGTCGGCCTCCAAGCGATTGATCTTGGTTTGCATGTGCATCAATCGGCTGCTGGCTTGGTCGATCCAATCCTTCACTTCTTGCGGCATAGCGAATTCTTTTTCTACAGACTTCACTGGTTTCTGTGTACTTTTAGGGGTTTTGCTCGGTTCAACCGACTGTTTTTTGGCGGTTGTTTTTTTGGCGGTGGTCATTTGTTTGATCCTGTGTTGCGGTCAAGGTTGCGGGTGATCTGCTTCAACTCTTCAATTTCGGCGTTTTGGCGCATTTTTTCTTGAGTTGATGCCTGTGGTCGGAATATCCGATCAAAGCTCTCCATGAAGGCTTTGGAGTCTTCTGGACGGCGTTTGTCGCCTTTGCCTGCTTCGTGTGTCATCAGTCCATGTCCTTTGCTAAACAGACGAACGATTTCGGGGCGTACCAATTTTTGTTTTGTTCTTGCGTTGCCATGAGTTGAACTCTGGCTTTCTCGCACAGCGCCTTGGTTTTGAATTCGCCGAGGCGTTCCCAACCCAAACTGTTGTTGGTGGTGTTTTGCAACACCACGAGAATGAATGCTCCGATCATGTGTTCTTATCCTTGAGTTGATAGTCTTTAAAAACAGTTCCTTTACTTGCATCTCCCTTCCAGCACTCACTCACCCAGCCACGTTTGCCGGACTTGTATGTTCGCCAGTGACCACGCACTTGATGCCTGCGCGGGGTTGCATGTGTACCACCCTGCAAATCGTTCTTTTGCTTTGGTGGCTCAATTACTACGGTGTGCCAGTCAAATGTAAATGCCGACTTGCCTTTGGATTGCCGCTTCTGGTTGATGAAGGTTCGCTGTGGTGTTGGCCTGTACCCCTCGGTTTTCATGGCAAGTTTAGTCACTACAGCAAGCACCATGCGATGCACTGGCTTGATGTCTTCCAAAGTTATTTCTTTGCCTTTTCGATAAATCTTGAACACATCACCATCTAATATGTATGCGTATGGTGGGAAATATTTTCCACCATGCCACATTGAACAACCGCCAACAGTAACAGAGCCATCACCCTGCAAAAGCCACAACGCAAAATCTTTATCCCCAGTGTCAAGACCAACAATGCCTGTTCGTTTTGATGGCAGGTGCATTAGAAACTCAACAGGCACTTTCATGTTTTGTGCGTACTCCATTTGCCCAACATCAAACCATAAAGCGGTTTCTGGTTCTGGCGCAAACTTGACGGCTTTGCAAACCAAAGGAGTCATGTGTTCTTCTCCTTAAGTTTGTTTGAAACTGCCCATATTGCGCCTAAATTTAGCGTACTGTTTTCACTCAAAAGTGTTTCTAATTCTTCGCCAGTCAGGTCAACCCATGTGCGTTGTTGTGGTGAAACATAAACAGGAATTTTCCAATCAATAGTTTTTGGCATATCTTTTAAACCTGTTGCGTTTGGTTCAAAGTTCAGACGATGTCTTGCGTTTGTGATAAACCCAACAGGAGGCTGTTCTTGGTCTGCCAGTTTTTTGTCAAGTTCATCACAACGCTGGCACATCTGCTCCCACAGTTCTTTGTATTTCATGTCTTACTCCTTAATGCCGTGGGCGGCGATAGGTTTGTACCACTCGGCATCAAATGCGTTCATGGCATCTGCTGGTGAATATCCAAAGCCACAAACGCCAACTTGGATATTGTCACCAAGCAAGGCACACCATTGGTTCCCGTCGGGGAACAGCTTTGGTTTGTAAAGAATGTGCGGGCAGGTCTGCATGGCTGCTGCCTCTTGTAACGATGCTTGAACCATACTCGCAGCATGGCAAATAGCGTTTGCCACCATGTTTGAATCTTGATCGTTCATGTCTTACTCCTTTATGCCGTGGGCGGCTTCGATGTCGCGAGCAAAATTCCAAGCGCATCCAGCAGGAATTCTGTAATCGACAAGGTAACCATCTGCGATTTCTTCAATCTGCTCATCCGTCAGCGGCTTGCGGGGTTGTGGGTAGGTGTAAAGGGGTCTGCAAGATTCATTTATCTTTACACAAAGCATGTTGCCTTTACTATCTATCCATCCCACAGGCTTATCCTGCTCTTGCTTCTCTGCCTCTGCAATGGCTTGATGTAAGGATGTTTTTGCTTGGTTGTAAAGTTCAATTGCATCATCTGTTGGTGCAAATGTTCCAACGTGATACCAAGCGGTTTCCAACGCCTCAAGCCATTGTTTCATTGCTTCAATCATCACTATTCTCCCAAGGGTGGCTCGTTGCATCAGCGTACAACGCCAAGCAACCGCCTACAATAAAAATGGCAACGATGCCGCCGACAACAATATCAATCCAGTCCATCATTTATTCTCCTTTTGAAGTCTATAAAGCATCATGGTGGCAAAACAACCTGCCCACACAGTCAGTACGATTTTCAAATCCATCGTCCAATTAACGGTGTCCCAGCTTGCCGAGATGCCAGCGCCGATCACGTACCAGAACGCATAGCTGATGATGAACGGGGTCATAAAGAACCCAATGGTTGCAAAGTATCGTTTCATGCTTGTCCCCTTGCTCTGATTGCTTGTGCACAGTCAAAAGGGTTCCATGCGTGTTTGTGCACAAGCA